CAGTTACGCTATTACCAAGATTTGCACTATTAGTTACAACTAGCGCATTACTAATAGTGACTGTATTTGTTGTATTGTCAAATGTGAATGCATTGCTACCAGCACTGTTACCTGCATCATTGTAAATGACATTTGTATTTGATCCAGCAACTGGGCCAGTAGCACCAGTGGGTCCTGTTAGACCAGTAGCACCAGTTGGACCAATGTCTCCTGTCGCTCCTGTTAGTCCTGTCGCTCCGATAGGACCAGTTGCGCCAGTCAATCCAGTAGCACCAACGTCTCCAGTTGCACCAGTTAGACCAGTAGCACCTTGAGGTCCAGTAGGACCAATATCTCCAGTAGCACCGATAGGACCTGTTGCTCCAGTCAATCCAGTTGCACCAGTCTCTCCTGTGGCACCAGTTAGTCCTGTAGCACCTTGTGGTCCTGTTGGGCCTATTACGCCTGTCGCGCCAGTAGGTCCTATATCTCCAGTTGCACCTTGAATGCCAGTTGCTCCTGTAAGTCCCGTCGCACCTGTTGGACCAACATCTCCAGTTGCTCCTGTCAATCCAGTAGCACCAATTGGGCCTGTACTACCTACAGGTCCTGTACTTCCTGTAGCACCTTCAGGTCCTGTGCTTCCGATTGGGCCTGTCGCTCCTGTAGGTCCTACTACACCAGTAGCACCTGTGCTACCTTGAGGACCTGTTGCACCAGTGACGCCATTCGTCAATGCTAATATGATATCTAAATTGTTAGCAAAGTTAGTTGTACCAGTACCACCACTTGATAATAATGTTACTGGAATAGTCCAATACATATTGATCGTATCATTAGTTGGTGTGCCACTGATCGTCCACTTTTGGAAGTTTGCGCTGTTACCACTATCTTGTACTGTTAGAACTTCTGTGGCTTGTAACAATGCCAAGAAAATATCAATGTCTACACCACCATTAGTTAGATGGCTAACATATAAATTTGTACTACTTGTTTGTGTGCTATTGTCATATTGTAAGAAACCACTGCCTGGTGGAGGTGTTTGGCTATTTGCGTTTATTCTATAATCAAATGCACTGGTGCTATAACCTTGTGGTCCTGTAGCACCAGTAGGTCCTGCGACACCAGTAGCACCTGTGCTACCAGTTGCGCCTTCGGGACCTGTGCTACCAGTCGCACCAACTGGTCCTGTACTTCCAGTCAATCCTGTCGCGCCAGTAGGTCCAACGTCTCCTGTAGCACCTTGTGGTCCTGTCGCTCCAACTGGACCTGTGCTTCCTACTGGTCCTGTCGCACCAGTACTACCTTCGGGTCCAGTACTTCCCGTTGCGCCAGTACTACCTTGTGGTCCTTGTATACCTGTAGCGCCCTGTGGACCTGTCGATCCTGTTTCGCCTGTAGCACCTGTGCTGCCTTGCGGGCCAGTGCTTCCAGTTGCTCCAATTGGGCCAGTTGCGCCTTGGGGACCAGTAGCGCCTGTCGCTCCCGTAAGCCCTATAGGACCTTGTGGAACGATTGCACGATCTACTTGTACTACTACGTTTGGTGTAGGTTCGATGTTGACTTGTACTACACCTGAACCATTTACGCTAACTTGATTTGCCATTGTTGTTCTCCTTAGTTATAAACGCCATCGCTTGCTACTAAGAATAACAAGAATATGCTTTCATCATATGCGGGTGTTGTACCACTTGCTGGAAAACTAATTTTTATACGACCAGTAAAACATGCTGGATCAGTTGCGTTTATACCTAAGTCAGGATCACCTGGCAATCCTGAATATGTAACTTGTAGACTATCACGCCCTATTGTCGCCCAAACTTCTTCGTCAATTACTAGTGTGAAACTACCTGTACTGTTGACACGATTTGTTATTGATAGACTGATTGGAAGTGGCTCGATACGATTCATAGTCATCGTACCACTCGCAGTTGACAATGCGAACACAGTGCCAGGAGTATAACTTGGTGCTGCGCCGCGAGTGTCGCTGATAGTAAAAGTAGTGCTAGTAATAACTTCTTTGACATAGTATGTTGTGTTGATCGCTACGCCACCAAACACTGTGCCACGAAACTGTACGGGCATACCTACGAATAGTTCTGCTGTACTACTACAAGTCAATATATTTGTACCTGTAGTTGTTGCTGATATTGTTGTGATCTGACTGACTAATGGATAATCAGTGATTGTGAAATCATATCCACTACGACTGTCACGGAAGTTTGTGATGGCTCTGCGAATTATAGTCGCATCGATTGTAGCACCTGTTAGATTGATTGGCGTAGTGCCTGTCTGCCAACCACTTGGATAACTTGTGATGTTTGACCATACAAGATTCCAGAAATCTTTTTGATTATAGACAAGTTCTTGTGCTAAGACTTGTCCATCGAATCCGCCCACTTGATTGAGCGTGTTTTGACTAAATTTTGCCATCTCTGCTTCCTCGCATTATGACGCAACATTACTACCTCGCAATGTTGCGTGTTATCTTATTATTTATTATGGTTTATAATAAACTATTTCGCCGGTAGTTTCATCATAATATAAAGCATATAATCCTGTTGTACTGTTTACTGTGCGTACAGGTTTTATGAACAATGCATTTCCAATATTAGGACTTAGGTTAGAACCAGTTGCGTTGATTACAATACTATTGTTTACTTGACTTGATGCGCCTGCACCAGTACCTATTGCGATACAATGATTACCTTGTTGAAAATATCCAGCATCAGTACCAATAGCGATAGCACCAGTAAGTTGACTATTTGATCCTGCATTTTGTCCTATAGCAATAGTATTTGATCTTTGTATATAATTACCTGCATTAGTACCTATAGCAATTGCAGTATTACCTTGATTTAGACCTGCATTACGACCTATCGCTATACTATCGAAACCTTGAACATTACCAGCAAATAAACCAATACTAATTGCATTGGTTCCTTGTCCAAATTGTCCTGCATAAGTTCCTATAGCAACACTATTTGCATTACCTCCAGTAGTTCCATAACCAATACCAATACCAGAAAGACCTGCTCTAGAACCTGTACCTATTGCTATACCACCATTTCCTATAACACCACCTGCACCTGTACCTATTGCAATACTTTCAACACTTTGATTATTTTCACCTGCTTTCAAACCGATAGCAATAGCGTTGCCACCTTGACTTCCATATCCTGCATTAGCACCAATAGCAATACTGTTGGCACCTTGACTATTGACTCCAGATAGATAACCTAAATGAATTTGACTATTAGTGACACGTAAATCAGTTAGATTACCAACACTTGTGATATTTGGTTGTGCAGCGGTAGTCAATGTACCTTGTACATAGTTTGCAATCGCAAGATTACCTAGATTTGCATTACTAGTAGTTAGGTTACCAGTCAATGAAACTGCATTCGTCACATTATTGAATGTAAATGCATTGCTGCCACCTAGATCATTATTATCATTGAATTGTATGTTGGTATTGCTACCACCTGGTTGTTCTAAGTCCCAAGGTGTACCATTCGCATATAATAGATTATCTGTCTTGACATTACCTGCATTTAGATTTGCAGTGACATTTACATTGTTTGCATTAGCCCAATTAGTTGCTGTTATGTTATTAGCATTTGCATATTCGGTAAAACTTGCATTGTTGGCACTGATATTGGCAAGAGCAACTATATTATTTGCATTCGCATATTCAGTAAAGTTTGCGTTGTTTGCTGATAAATTACCAACAACAGTCAATGAACTTAGATTACCAACACTTGTGATATTTGGTTGTGCATTAGTAAGAACTGTGCCTGCATATGCGGCATAGTTTGCGTTGGCAACTGTGCCTGTAATATTGGCAGCAGTGATGTTGCTGATATTGCCACCATCACCAACTAATGCAATATTGGCACTAATGATATTGGCTGTGATATTACCTGTAGCAAATATATCGTTGCTATTGACAACAATGTTGCTACTATTCATCACAACATTGGTATTGATATTTGCGCCATAAAAGCCAGATGTGGCTTTCACATAATTATTGCTGTTTATATTTGCTGCTGTTACCGCAGCCGTAAAATCACCTAGACCTAATACTCTTATGCCATCACTTGCAAATGTTGTTATATTACTTGTACCATTTACGCTTATTGCAACATTACTATTTGCATATACACGAACGTTACTATTACCATTACTTATAAGACTGGTATCAATACCAGTCAAGAATGCGCCATTACCTAGATAATAATTGGCACTGACATTACCTTGCACAGTGACTTGTGTATTGCTGAAATTGACTACGTTGCTTTGACCAGTAACATTGAATCTTATACCATTGTTATAAAATATCATTTCTTCACCACTCATGTTGGTGAGTTGGTCAAACACACCTTCATAAGCACGTAAACGACCCAATGCTGGATTGAATAACAATGTGCTACTGTTGCTAATATTGTAATCAATCAATAAATTTTGATTACCGGTATTGCTAGTAAATGTGACAAAATAATCTGTATTTGTTTGATCATCAGTAACATTGACCTTATTTGCAATGATTCCAGTAAGTTGACTACCATTACCTAAAATATAGTTGGCATTGATACTATTGCCAGCAGTGATATTGCCTTCAAAACTTACAGTATTTTCACCTATGACTACAACGTTACTATTGCCATTGACACTAACAGCGACATTAGCGTTAGCATAAACTTTTACATTACTATTACCATTACTAATCAGACTAGGATCTATACCAGTCAAATAATAACCATTACCAATAAAATAATTACTTGTGACACTATTGCCTAAATTTGCATTACCACCTATAATATTACCAGGAGTAGACAATAAATTACTTGCAACATCAAATGTAAATCCAGGTGCACTTGTAAAATTACCAGTACCATCACTGATCTGTATCTGTGTGTTTGCACCAGCAGCAGTACCATTACCACTTACGTTGGCAGTACCTTGTGCCCAAGTTAGATTTCCTGTGCCATCTGTCTGTAAGAAATAAGCATTGCTACCACCAGTAATCTTTAGATTACTGATGCTACCTAAACGTAGATTACCTGCGATATAATTTGCAGTTGCTATGCCACCTAACACGCCATTAGCATTGTATTGAAGATCACCACTGTATCCACCAGGAACACTGTCACTAGTGAATATGTTCATGTTCAATGCTGTTGGACTAACAACTATCTCGTTTTGTGTTGGAGATATTGTTATGTCATATGGCTCAACAACAATGTTGGCGTTGATTTCTGACATATTATTGGTACCTTACAATGAATCCTAGTGGTTCACGATTTATATCTGCTAAACTTGCGTTTGCTGAACTTTGTTTGCTTACTGTTAGTGTTACCAAACACAATACGCTATTTGCAGTATTATTTGCTAATGTTACGTTGGGCACACCATTTGCTGGATTATTTGTGATATTGTTACCTATATACAAATATGCAGTACCAGTTTGTGCATTAGTAAATGCTGTTTGTATTGTATAGTTAGCACTTGGTACATTTGCCAATTGAGTCAAATTACCTAATACTACTTCTGTGTTGCTTTCATTGTACACAACATTTGCAATGGTATAAAAATTGGCACTAGCAGTTAGTGCCCATGCATTTGGTACAAGTGCGTTTGCAGCATTACCATTCGCATCAGTAAAACTAATGGGTAATGTATATGATTCACCTGTGTATATTTCTAGACATTGCATTCTTGTGCCTGCAATCGTCATTGTTTTTGCGCCGTTCAGTAATAGTGACATTTTATTGATTCCTATATGTATTTATTCGGGTCTAACAGTTTCGTATGGTAGACCTTCACGATCAAGTCTTGCTTTTATTTTGTTACATAAATTTGTGTACACAGAACTCCTACTAACTTGAAATATATTATATTGTTTTGCAAAAGATATAACTTCATCTATAGGACCATTGTCTACTAAATCACAGTAGGTACTATATACATCCACCAATTCTACAATTTCATCATTTTGTTTGTAAGACATCTACTCTTCCCTCTACACAAATTAGTTCTGTATTTGCTACCATATTTCTTATCAATACGCCAGCAGCATTTGCACCACTTCCTACACTATATTGTTCACCGTAAAATTTTATTGGTTTATTTGCCAATAATTCAATAGTACTAAAAAAAGTTCCGGCAGCGATAATATTTCCAGGTTGTGATAATCTAAAAAATGCTACTTGACAAGTTGTATTAGCATTGGCAACTAAAGTTAGTGTTGTACGATTACGTAATGTAAATTGTGCTCCTGGTGCTGTAAATGGAGTCATACCTGCAATCCACCAATTATCATCTCCATTGTTTATATTCAATAAACCTGCAAAACCTGGTGTCCACGCTGCTGTACTATTTGCAACATAACCCATTGCAGTTGTTGAAGTGTTTTGATAGAAAGGAAAATATTCATTAGCAGGTACGTCAGTACCATATAAAAATGTAGGTGTATTGAATCCAGTAGAAATATCTATTGGTAAAATAGTAGTATTACTGATTCTAGTACTCCATGCAGTCGTACCTAATTTATATTCACTCAGTCCAGGTTCCATTTGTGTCAGTGTAAGAGTGTTACTTTTGACTTGTCCGCCACTGATACCACCAGTATTACTATTAGGATTGTATGGTTGTATGTTTGCACCAGCCCAATTCAATACTGTGCTATTACCGCTACGCTTACCTGCTGTATTGTTACGTGCAGTTATAGACCAATAATAATTTGCTGATGGTAAATCATTTACAGTTATTGACACAGGAGTGACGTTTGCATTTGCTACGTCTGGGCTATTGATGAATGGAGTACCATTACTTTGTTCTACTGTACGATATAATCTATGTTCTAATACGTTGCTAGTGTTACCATAATTGAAGTCCATGTACAATACAAGACCTTCTTCTGGTACGCATGTTGTTACATCGAATCCAGTAACTAATGCATTGCTATCAGTAAAGTTTGTGATTGTAGGATCGCATGGTGGACTAATGACGTTAGGATCTTTTAGTCCAGTATTGAATGCTGGAACATAATCTTCTATGATATCGTCATAGATATCATTGCTATATTCAAATGCTTGTATCGCAGCATATAAATTACCACTAGTATCTTTTTCTTCTGCTACGCTTGATACACGGAATAATTTGTCTGTCCAACCATATACTTCATGTGTGACACGTATCACATCGCCTGCTTCGATCTGTATACCACTGAAGTCTAATCTAAATGCTATGACTAAATCTTCACGACTTTGGTACAATCTACGTGCACCAAGATACTTTGCTTGTACTGCGTTGTTGACATATGGTAATGTCAAGTTCAATCTATTGACTGCTTCGTTTGCGCTCAATAGTTGTGGATCTTCTACATACAAGTCTATTATCTGATAATCTGTCTGATCCTTGATGTTTGTGTTTGGATATGCGACTTCAACTTGGTTATATGTTTCGTTTAGATCGATTGGGCTAACTTCTATACCACCAACAAGATTGCTGCTATCTACGCTGAACAATTGATTTATAGTTTGTGCACCAGGTGCTTGATCATAGCCCTTGTTCATGACTACACGCCACTTGCCAGTCAATTCACTATATTGTAGCCAACTGTCACAACTATCTACTAAGAATTGTAGATTGTTCAAGCAATTTTGACCTGTATCGATAGGACCATTTATGCGATAACGTGCTTGTGTGCTATATGGGTCACCAGGATTCCAACCTACTGGTTTATAATCGATCAAGTCATCGCTATATGTGTTCAATGCAGTTAGGCTTGCAGTATCAATCGCACTCAATGGTAAGTTACATCCATAACGACTATTGAGCATGTAATCAAGTATTGCAGTACCAGGTTTAGTGATATTGTTAGCAATTTTTACAGTCAATTGTCCAGCACCAGTAGTACCTGCATCTGTGCTATAGATTACTTTGACGATAGCAAACGCACAGTTAGTCATCGCTTGACTTGCTGACCATGCTTGTGCTGCTGGTACGCCATTAGTTGTGCTTAGTATTTGCGCGGCAGTTTGACCACCAGTGTTTACACCACTACTGCTACCATTGTTGAACAAATAAATGTACAAGAAGCCATTGCAACGTGTATCGATTTGTGGTGTGCTTGTGTTAGTGATAAGTCCTGTAACAGCGCCATTAGTACCAAATTGTACTTGCTTACCATCATAATAAATCTTGCTGGTATCAAAAGTATAAGTTCCGCCACCGCCACCTTGATCGTCACTAACTTCTGCTAATGCCAATACATACCACATTGTTTTTTGATCTGTGGACAACATGGCATCTGTTATGGCACCACCTACGAATGCGCTACCATATACAACAGGTAATTTGTTTGTAGTTGCTGGTGGTAATTGTACACGACCTCCACCATCACCACCTGCTTCTGCTGGAGTACTTGCACGTTTAGCGACAAGTCTGCTTATGCCAATACTTACAGCGGCAGTGACTAATGCTTTACCAATTGTAGTAGCGATGGCTGCTAATGCTGTACCACCTGAGAAAACAACAGCGGCAGCGATAGCAACGACAGCAGCGACTTTTTTGACGACTTTACTCATGTCTCATACCTTTTTTGATCCATGTCTTTTCACATAGTTCGTAACCAAATCTATCAAAATCCATTTCAAGTAAAGTTTTAGGTGCGCTCAATGTTACATGGTGTATGCGTTTTTGTTCGACTAACTCTTTACATTTCTTATCAAACTCTTTGAACAACAAATAACCTGCTCT